CGCGTTTGACATCGTAAATGTCGATGACGGTAATCCGTCCACCACCAGTTTGGCATCTGGTCACCACGGTGTGCTATGCAGCGTCAACTGCATTAAAGTATGGTGGTCTGACACACCACGGTCAGCTGATACTGGCTGGTCACCACAGCTGGCACCATTCGACCCGCTTAGGAGGTGTTTCATGCATCTGCGTGCGAGAGCCGGAGTCACAGACCTCGGTAAGTATCTCAGCCGAAGCAACCAAGATAAGGTTGACAAGGCATTAGCCTCACTCAGTCGGGCTGTTGAACGCGTTGCCGTGGATTACGGTATGAGTAACGCTATCAACGACCTAACATCGGGGCTTGATCCAAGAAGGGACAATCGGAGTGTCACCGACCCTGAATGGGTGGAGAAGGGTATTGCCACCTACGGCTGCCCAGTTCACACCACCGACAACGGATCTGAGCCAGAATTCACCGTCAGCGGACACGGACCCTGTTCGTGCCGTAAAAGCACCGACTTTCGTCGAGCCGGAAGAGCTGGAACTGGACGAAGCTATCGTCACAACCAGCACGGGAACCCGAAGGCTCAAAGTGTCAACAGACAAGGATATGGGGGCTTACGACCTGTATCTAATGACACTGGCGAATCTGACAGGGGAACTACACTATCCACTAGAAGCGTACCAGATTCAGGTATCGCCAATGGTGACAGTGGACCCTTCGCTTCCGAAGCTTACAAAGGCGCCATTCGTAGCGTCTACAGTACTGCAGGTGGCAAGGGTAGAGGGCATGCACCTCTCTCAGTCGATGAAGTTGTGGAGAAGAATATTCTTCGGAACTCTTATGCTGGGGCTCCTCTGTTCCGGACTAATGCTGAAGTTCTCGACCAAGGGGAACGTTTGGCTAGGAGGATCATTGCCGGCGAACGTGGTTTTGATCCCTACGTATTTGGCCGTCGCGTTCAGCCTGGGAAACTTGGTCCAAAGACTCGCTTGGTTTGGATGGCGCCGCTGCCTACGACAATTGTGGGTACGCGTTACAGTAAACGAGTCATGGAGAATCTTCGCAGACAAAGACCGTTTGTCTGGGGAACGCATGGTTTCGAGCGAGCGGCGATTATTTCGGAAATCGAATCGCGATACCGATACGTCTACTCGTTAGATTTCTCCAAGTTTGACTCAACAGTTCCTGCTCGTATGATTGATGATGCATTTCGTGTGGTGCGAACGCATCTTGACCTCGACGCGCAAGAACTTGACGTGTGGAAGAGGTACGTAAACGACTTCATCCACTCAAGAATCATCGCTCCAGATGGTCACGTGTATCAGGTTCATAAGGGGATTCCGTCGGGAAGTGCATTTACTTCTATTATCGGATCAGTAGTGAACCTTATTCTCGTGTCATACATGTGGGAGAAGATTACTGGCCATAGCCTTCCACATGATCGGGTTTTGGTGATGGGTGACGACGTCATCATTGGCTCGAACGCCAGAGTTACCAAGTCACAACTGGCTTCAGCCGCATCCGATTTGGGGTTTGTCCTCAGTGTTGAGAAAACCGACATTGTTGACACGTCCGATGATGCCCAGCAATATTGGAAGCGCACTCACTTCCTTGGGCATTACTGGCTCCATAGCCAGCCCCACCGTCCTGAAAAGGAACTTGTGCAGCGCATGGTGTACCCAGAAAGACACCGAAAACGCGCTAGACATGAGTGGGTCATCAGGTTACTTGGCTACGCGATGACAAGTCGTGAAGGACTTGATGTTTTGCTGAGAGTGTTCCCGCACTCTGACACTGTGCAGTCTTACTTGGCTGCAAGTGATAAGGCTAGAGAGCTCGGTTGGGATGAAGACGACGTACTAGACGATGTTGACCTACCTGGTCAGCTGAGGTATAGGCGTAGGGTGGAAGGGATAGCAGTCGAAAT